ACCTGCGCCGTAGTATTTCAACGATGCGAAACCAGCGCCAGCTGACGAATTGCCACCGTCTGTGATGCGTTGGATCGACTGCAACGATTGCAAATACAATTTGTAATAGTTGTTGTCGCAAACGATCAGATCAGGCTTGTCTGTTCCACGAATCAGCTGAACAGCTAGAGCATCCATATATGCTTGGATGTTCGATGCCGAAACAGCAGAGCCGCCGTTAGTCGTACCTGAGTACGCAACAGATTGCCAGAACGTGAAAGTCGCACGATTGATTCCACCATACGTTCCGGTTGATGGTGCATCAGGTATTGCTGCTCCGCAAATTTGTTACTAGCCTTTTGGACTAGGCATGGTCATTTCTGCCATACTCTTGGACTTGTTTTACATCAAGTTATATCCAAGTTCAGACTATCGCTTCACCTTTGCAGGTGTTCTCTCGCTTAGTCGTTCACGGTGCTTTCGCTTCCGCCTTGTTGTCCCCTTCGGGAGTTCCAAGTCAATCAGAGAGAATTCTCACATCTGCGTTTCAATGCAGAGTGACCCCAACATTAAGGCCGGTAATATTCTTGCCGCTGTTACCAGTACCATCCAAATAGATGTCACCAGAAATACGGTTAGCCAACTGAGCTTCAGCCACGTTCATACGACCGTCGAGCAAGTCGATGATTGCTTCTTTACCGCTATTCTGAATCATCTCCAGACCGCTGATCGAAACTGCCGATGCGTATTGGGTGATTGAAAACTGTGCAGCCGAGATAGGGCTGTTTTGCGACACGTTCAACACTTCGTAGCCTGAATAGCTGTTCGTGTTGTTGGTTGCGCTGTCGTTATACATGATCTCTTGCAAAATCACGTTACCGCCACTAAACGTCTTTACGTTGCCGCGTTCTTTCAAACGGCGCAGTAAAGCGTTGTTGTTTGTTACGTTGTCAGCAAGTTCACCTGTGCGGCTTTGAATGTTAGTCGCAATGATGTCGCTGATCGATGAGTTGGCAAATGCCATAATAATCTCCGATTAGGTTATCAAAAACGCTCGTTCATGTTATCAAATTGCTCTGACAATAAAGAGCGCCTATCTTGCGCTTTGGTTGCCGTTGCCGCCCCTGGTGTGGAGGACTTAACGCTGACCGCTGCCGCCCTAGCTGCTTTCGCTGCTTTGTTCGATGCGTCCCGTTTAGCCTGATCTGCTGCGCCCTGTGAGGCTTGCTGATGTTTCGTAAACAGGTCGTTATCTAGGCGTATTGCTTTTTGGTAAGCATCGTCCAAGTCTTGAGCCACGCCGCTGTTGAGCAGTTGGATCATTGTTGGTCGTGCTTCCTCAAAATACTCCGCTTTTGCTTGAAACTGGTTGATTTCACTCAAAAGTGCTTGATTCTGAGCAGTTTCCTGCTGTTGTTTCCAATTTAGCACCTCACCTCTTACTTGTGCAAGTTCATTTTGAATAGCGTAAAAGTTGGGATCAGTAGGCTGAAACTGAGTTTCACCCATATTGATGCCGTACTGTTGTGCTAATTGTGCAAAATACTGTTGTTTTTGTTGTGGTGAGCCGTGACGCAAGACGTTATCGGCCTCCATCAAGGCTTTGACAGCCTGTGGTGCTTCTATGCCAAGTCCACGGATATTGTTCATGTACGGCTCAATCGCCTGCTGCATTTGGTCAGCATATTGAGCTTTAGAAAGCAAAGGCTGAACCCCTGCTTTCATTTCTTCTTCACGTTTCCATGCGTATTCTTTCAGCTTGGGGTCTGCGGTTGTCCAGGCTTCGTGATAATCCTTCTTCCACGATGCCGGTGGACGTTCCCAAATTGGCGGTTCTGCCGGTGGCTCAAGATCGGGTTCGGGCTGAGTCCTTACTGCCTCGACGGGTGTTTCATTCTGAACTTCGTCGAACTGCTGTGACAGTAACTCCCGACGGTCTAATTCAGGATTTTCCAATTGCATACCCCTTTAGGTAAATTTACGACGTAGTTGTGAAAGAACTTGATTTGCTTGCTTATGCGTCATGTTTGCCAGTTGTTGCCGCATGACTTCCTTGCGCGTGTCTTTTGGTGGTGGCAACTTGGTTTCCATCTTTTCGTTGCCTACCTCAATGCAACCATGCTGCCGCAAATGGTCACGATGGACAGACCGGCTCGTAATCATCGATCCGTCAATCATGGATTTGTAAGGTTGAATGTCTGGCATGACCATTGGCCCAAGGCTGTCGTAATGCTCTTTTGAGCCTTTTTCGACCAATTCGCCATTGACGTAAATGTAAGTTTTCTTCATATCAATAACAAAACGTCCTCATCGTCCATTTCAATATAAGCGTTGTATATTTTCTCAACACGGTCAAAACTAGCCAACATTGCATCGTAATCAATGACCGCTGGCGCTTGTATTGTGGCTTGCGTGACAACGAATGGTTGAGCAATCTCCTCTGCAACTTCAGGTTTGCCTTCAACGATGCGTTCAAATAACGCTAATACTTCGTCGCGCCGTGCCTTTGCCTTTGCCGCCTCACGCCTGCGCTTTTCTTCCTCTTTCTTTTTGCCTACGCCGCCATCGTGAAAATCAAAGATAACCGGACTGACTGTGACAATTGGGATTGCACAGAACGGTTGCGCTGCAAAGGCGTTAAAGCCAAACATTACTCAGTATCTACCGGATCAGCCCACGGTAACGGGGCAGGTTGTGGGGTTGGGATTACAGACCGAGCGATCAAATTATCTAACGCTTGGTACATTTGACTAATAACATCTTGCCCAATAGCATCTTTTGTCCATTGAATTACTTTATCTTGCGTAATGTCAGCGTAAGGTATGAAATTTGTAATATCAGCAGGTGGCAAATTAACTTTGTAATAAACTGACTGACCGTTTTCTGAAATTGAAAATGATGCTAAAGCAACCATTTCAACGTCTAATATTTTTAATGTTTCCAATGATTCAATAGTCCAAGTTTTCATTACCCCACCTGCCAATTTGTGCCATCGCTATATACGGGTGATGCGACTGCGCCGCCACCGACAACTGTTGATCCAAATGCTGGTGCTGAAGCGTCTGTTACAAACGCCCTTGCGCCTAATCCTGCTGTTGCAGCCGCCGCCAATAAAGCAACCGTGGATGAACCAAAATTCATCCACTTTGCACCCGCTGTAATTGTAAGCCCAGGGATTCTGAATGCCGTTATTGAACCATTGCCTAGTGTGATTTCGTTACTAACTGTTGTAGAAGATGCTGCTGATTGATAGCCAATAAGTGTGTTGTTTGATCCAGTAGCTAATGTTGACCCAGCTTGATAACCAATACCAGTATTGTTTGCACCGCCAACAAACGAACCCACCACTATTGAAAATCCACTTCCTGTGCCGCCAATTAAAGCCGCTGCAACTGTCAAACTTGTGGCTGCTAGGGATGATGCCCCCTGCCCCGCCGTAACCAACGTGACGCTAGTAACAGCGCCGCCCGATACAACTACGGTAACTGTTGGGTATGTTACAAAAGTTGCGCCGCTAACAGGAGTCATTGCAACGGCAGTATATGTACCGTTTGTGTATCCACTCCCCGCCGTGATTGCACCTAAAGTTGCTACGCCAGTTGTTAAAACCGATAATGCACTAACACCCATAGCCAAATTTTGGTTGGCAGTTGTGTTTAAAAACAAGGTGGAAAAGCCTAATCCAACATTACTGCTACCGATCTTGTTATAAAACATAGATTGATAACCTACAGCAATGTTAAAATTTCCCGTAGTATTAAATGGAAGCGTTACACCACCAAATGCAGCGTTTTGAGCAAGAGCGCCCCCGCCTAGCCCTACCGTCATTGATGATACCGAGATATCATTTGTCGCAGTCAGCGTTGTGCCATTAAACGTCAGATTGGCAGATGCCGCCTCTAGTCCACCTGTAGTCGTGTAAACGACACGACCTGTGGTTAACCCTGAGTTTGTAACGGCAGTAAATTTACCCGCTGCCGCTGTGGTTGACCCGACTGTTGTGCCATCAATTGCGCCGCCTGTGATCGCCACAGAGTTTGCTGCTTGCGTGGCAATCGTGCCAAGCCCCAAGGCTGTGCGTGCATCTGCTGCTGTTGCTGCACCTGTACCGCCGCTTGTGACGGGCAACAAAGCACCCGCTGGCGCAACAATCGTTGTCCCATCGCTGTATACAGCCTTCTCAGCAGGGTAGGTCACAAACACGGTGAGAGTGCCGACAAACGACACAAGAGAACCCGTAGACGATGAAATCAACGTAGTTCTTGCCAATGTGCCAACGCCAACCGTGCCGATACCGACTTCCCATTGATTTGTATCAGACGTAATCGTGTAATAACAGGTGTTCCCGTTGCCGATACCCGCTGCAAACGTCTGAAACCCTGCATACGCACCTGACAGGGTAAGCGTACCCGTGCCTGTGGTGGTTGAATACTCTTGAACGCGATCTGCGAGAACAAGTGCCATTATTGGATCACCTCTACGCCAATAGCCTTACCGTCTTTGCCGCGAATGATTCGTTTAGGTGCAGCCATCACGCCAACAGCGCCATCAATGCGGTTCATCGTCTGACCCATCATATCTGCCATGTTGCTGTGCATTTGATGAATTTTGTTCATTACAACAGACAAATTAGTGCTTAATTCTTCTGTTACTTTTTGACTTGCTGCCTGTTGAGCCATGACCAACGGGCCATCAGCATCAATGTTCGCACCGATTCTTGCCACCGTGATCTTAGTGGCTTGCTCTAGTTCGACTTTCCAATGTTCTAACCGTTCAGCGTGATCTAGCTCGGCCTGCTTCATCGCTTGCAAATGTTGCTGCTTTTGCGCCTCAAGTGTTGCATCAGCTTGCAATTTCATTTGTGCCAATTGCATCTCGGCCTGCGCTTTAGATTGGGCAATTTGTCCATCTGCTTGCATCCGCATCTGGTCAGCTTGTGCCGTAGCTTGCATCTTTATCTGCTCAAATTGCTGCTCTGCTTGCATTTTCACAACCTCTGGATTCGGTGGTGGTGGCTGCTGTGCCATCATTTGCTGCTTTTGTTTCAGTTGTTCCATTGCTTGGTCAATTGTGCCTTCAATCGGTGCGGCTTTCTTGTATGCGCCGATACCAAACTTGACCAATTCAATCAACATTGGCACAAGTTCTGGCGCCTGCTGACCCATTGGCAACGCTTGCGTCAAGAACCCACCCATTGCTTGCAAGAACTCAGTCCGATCACGTTTATTTTGTTGCTCGTCAATTTGCACCAGGCTATCCGAATCGACTTGAATCCGAAACGAGCGTAGTGGCTTGTCTTGCAACAACATCAACGCTTGCGGAATTAACGCTTGATCGGCTGGCTGCATTGCTTGAGCAGCTGCGTACTGAAGGATTGTAGACGGTTGAAACTTAGTGCAAATAACTTGTGCTTTTAATTGAAATAGCTCGCTTGCGAACAAGGCAACATCTTCCTGCATTGAACGCAAACGCAAACCAGCATACTGCCCCTTGATTTGTTGGGCGGTGGCTGTTTCAGAGGCTGCGCCTTGACCGCGCACAATGTCACTAATACCTGTGATTTCATAGATTGTTTGCTTGATTTCATCTTGCGCCCGATAGCATTGCAGTAAAGCGTTCGATAAAGTATCCAACGGCAGCAGCTCAATTGACCCCTTTAAACCGCCTTTCTCAGAGAACGCCATCCACTTATCAACAGGAATAAGTGTGTTGTTATCACCTTCGGTCAAAAGACGTTGCAAGGTAGGCTGTGATGCGTCG